TCGTGAACTATCTCATCACCAACTTTTATATTTTTTATTGCTTCAAAGGCTATAAAACGATTATCTTCTTCAAGTATTCTCCACTCTACATTGGGTTTATAAGAGTGGTTATATAACATACCATATCCAAGCACACAAAGATAGTCATTTTTATCTTGAGGACTTGTAAAAACATAGTCAAATAGTCTGCTATTCTTTTTTAAATCACCATCATCAATCACTATATAAGGACATAGTTCTATAATTGTTCCTTTTTTAACAGCTCTTTGAGCAAATACACCTTCTCCATGTAAAGTAGAATTTGATACAAGTAATTTCATCCACTATACCTCGCTGTTAAATAATCAAGTTCTACATTAATAATGCCATGCCATCCAGTTAATTTATTTTTAACAACATTAATATTTCGTATTGGACTTTCTTCTTGCCCTTCTACATTAGGTGCTTTGCCTATCAATATCATAAGGTCTGCTTCAGCAGCCTTGCCTGTTCTTGACCCTTCCATCATAGATTGATTCAATACACTTCTACCTTCTGCATCTGCACTTAACTGCGACATATAAAATACAGCACAATTATACTGCTTTGCTATCTGTCTTGCTCTAATTGCATTTGCTTTGAGTGCTTCATCTCCTCGTGCAAATCCATCATACCTAGCAAACTTATCCCCCATATCTAATACGAGTATGTCAGGCTCAAATGATTTACATAATGATTCTACATAATCCATATCTCTGCTTGCACATTCTCTTATTCTGATATTAGGATACACTTCTTGATATCTTCTTAATGCTTCAGATGGGTTAGACTTTACTTGAGGTAAAGAGAACCCACTTGATGCTTGTAAATATCTCCAACCAACTCTTTTTACACTTTCTTCATTACATAAAACAGCACATCTTGCACCTTGATGTGCAAACCCTTTAGGTCCTGCTACTAAACTTGCATGAAAAGATGTCTTACCTGTATTAGGTCTAGCACCAACTTCTACTAAAAACCCACCACTAACTCCTTCAACTTTTCTAGTAACAGAGGGTATGTTAAATTTCCATTTGTATTCTTCATCAGCATATTTCATCAAGGTATCAAAACTAATATCATCCCACTCTATATTCATTTTAGGAATGAAATCATCACCATACTGCTCAAGTATATTACGTAGACTATCTAGGCTTGTTGCAGTTCCATTGACCATATCAAAACCTATATTAGCAATGTCCTCTCCAATTACTTGTTGGAATAATTTAGATAATACATCTTGTGCTACATCAGCACCCATAGGTTTTTCTTTTACAATCTGTTGAAACAGATGTGAGTATGCTTCTTTCTGTGCAGTTGTAAGTGTAGAATTGTTTGCCATAAACAATGCTTCAATTTCATTAGGTGTAATATTTCTATTATACCTATCCATAGCATTATCAATCGTTGCCTTTATCTTTCTTACATCTTTACTAAATAATCGAGATGGACATTTAGAACCTCTATGATTGTCATAAAACTCTTTGTCCATCAAACTTCTTATTAATGCTAATTCCATACTAACTCCTGTAATTTATTAATGTCTATTGTTTTACGATATTTGAGGTCATCTGTCAACCTCAAAACTTTTACTTCTATTACCCAACTTCGTAACTCCTTTGCTATTTGTAGATTTCTTTGTAAAGCATCTGGGTCTAATGCAACGATAACTCTACTCATTCTATTTGATAAGAATTGTTTATGTGTTTCTGTTAAACTTGTACCTAATATAGCTACTCCTGTTACTCCATATTGTTGAGCGACACAAGCACTAAAACAATCCTCTACCAACACACAAGTCTGTGTCAAACTTGACCAAGAAACATAAGGCATATTACTTTTACCATATCGTTTCCATTTAGGTAATCTTTTTTCTGCTTTGCCTATTGCATCTACAAGCTCCCCATCATGTCTAATGGGAAAGACTACTCTATTTTCTTTTACATCATGTAAAATATCTGATGTATCAATGTCATAAAAATATTTTGGTAAATGTTTTTCTTCCATTGGTACTATATATTCAGGCAACACAAACTTTCTTTCTTGAACTACTTTATTTGTATTACGAATATCATCTACAGTTAGTCGCACTCTCGACTTACCTTTAATATTACAAGTAACTTTGTAACAATTCCATAAAATAGCACCTGCATTATTAGTAATTGTAAATGTTTTATATCCATTACAGTTAGGACAGTTCATTCTTTTTGTTTCTCCTACACTTAACTGTATATCTTCTATAATATTATATATATTCATGTATATATCACTCCTCTGTGGCAGTTAATTGCTTTTATCATACATATTTCGTGTCGTCAAGGCATTATTTGCACTTTCAAAAGTATTTTTCATATAAGGCTTAACAGATTGTGGATTAGCATGACCTGTAACAGACATAATCTGCCCCATAGGAACACCTGCTTCTACCATTTCTGTTGTTCCTGTTCGTCTTATATCCATAAGTCTTAATTCAGATGGCAAGTTAGCATTTTGCATGGCTTTTCTACCTATCTTTGATATTAAAACTAATCCATAAGGTTTATATACACCATGAATAGGTTTGATTCGTGGTGCTACATATTCTTGAAATCCAAACTCCTCTCTTTGTTGTTGTAACATTTCAAATAAGTTATCACTAATAGGTAAAAATACTTCTGCTCTTCTTTTACTCTGTTCTAAATGCAATCGTTTCTTTTCAAAATCAAAACTATCCCATTTTAATAATCGCATATCTCCTATTCTTTGACACCACTCATATGCCATCTGTACAATCAATCCTATATTACGATAAGTAAAATCAGAATAGCAATAATCTAAAAACTGAACAACATTTTCTTTAGACCAAACTACCTTTCTTTGATTTGGAATCTTTCGTTTTACATTTGCAAAAGGATTAATGGTTACATACTCCATATCAATACCATAACGATATACTCTTGATGCTACTGTGCAAACATGATTAGCAAAAGTAATCCCTCGCTTTACCCAATCTTCATAAAGATGTTTTGCTTGCTTACTTGTTAATTGTTCACAATCTTGTGAACCAACATCTTGCATAAGCACATTAAGTAAATACTTATAATCTTGTTTAGATTTATCCCTTAACATATTGAAATCATTAGAAGAATAATATGTAGTAATTAATTTTTTTAATTGCATTTTTAATATCCTTCCTCAAAAGATTTCCATTCACCATCAGTAATACCACTCTTAATAAACTCTCTTTCACTAGGAGTGAGATTAGGAAAAGCATTTTGCAATAGCACCCCATTTGCATAGTTATCTAATTGTTGTTGTGTAACATTTAAATTAAGTGTTCTTGTAATCTTTGTTAGCATTGATGTTCTAGTTATCTGCATTTTCATTATCCTTTCTAATTACTTTATTAAAATCTTCTAGTTTCATACGAAACTTCTTCCAAGAAATAGGCTCGCAGCAACGAACCCATTTCCTACCTTTGATAGCCCACACACTTCTATATCCACAGATAGGTAGTCGTTGTTCCATGACATAGATTTTATATAGTGTGGCTTTCTCCCATACTTTGCCTTCAGGTCTTGGTGTTTGATAATTCATTTCATCTCCCATCTATAAAACTTATGGTCATCTATTCGTGTTACATAAGTTTTACTACTTGCCCAACTTGGGTTTACATATGTAGCATGGTAATGTGTAGCACCCTCAACAAAGTCATCTAGGTTGCCACTCAATACTCCCTTTGCAATTAAGGTAGCAGTTTGCCAAGCACTTTCATTTCTAACCTTATCACTTTTGCCATCACAATACCAACTAAATTGACACCTATTTCTTACAGGGAAATCTTTTTTCCAAGAGTATGTAGGACCTTGTTTGACTACCTCACAAACTGTGTGAGGAAATCTACTGTCTTGTACCCTATTCATTACCACTTGTGCTACTGCCATTTGACCAACGAAACTCTGATTCTTTGCTTCATGGTAAATGTTTAGGGCAAGACATACTAATGCTTCAGCAAACATCTTATTCTCCTTTTAGTTTATGTAACTCTTGATTTAACTTCTTATTTGTACTCAATAACTTTTCATTATTATCAAACAAAATTCTGTAGGCTTCATTTATTTTTTGTGCATCAGTTGGAGAATAACTGTTGCCTTGTTCTTTAAGTCTTGCATTTTCTTCTTTATATAATTCATTCTCCTCTGCAAGTTCACTAATCCTTTGTTTGTAAGCATCATTATCTTGTCTTAATGTTCTTATCATTCTTTCTGATTCAACAAGTTCATCATGCCTAGCATCATCATCTAGCATCTTGATAAATGCTCTACGAACATGAACATCTGACATCTCTGCTACATAAATTAACTCACCTCTACTTTTACTATAATATTTTGTCATTGTTTTATCTCCTCTATTATTACATCATCATAACCTTGTTCTATCCATTTATCATAATGTTCTTTTGCTCTATCGTAGTTTTTGTAGTAATCATCTACACCACCTACCCAAACAATCCATCTATAACCTAGCAAATATTCTACACTTCTACCCATTTTCAATCTCCTGTAATTTTTCTATTTTAATAATTGTTTCTTTTAGTATGTCTAAAAATACAGAACTCTTATGACTTAATTTATCTGCATCTCCAACAGTAAACATAATGTGTTGCCTAGTATCATACAACTCCATTAAAACATAATTTATTTCTTCTTGGAAATGTTGTTTACTCATTTTCAATCTCCTCTATCCATGTTGGTTTATCTGTATATCTCCACCTAGCAAATTTTAGTTTGTCTACAACATAAAACTTTCTATATGCTTCAATGGGATAGAACTCATCTGTCTTAAGTTCATCATGCCCACTAAAGCATTGTGGGTGTTGTGTTACATTACCTCTTGGTATGTAGTCTGCACCTGTTAAGAGTGCGAGTTTGTGTTTACCTGCACCATGTTGTTTTTGATATCTAAGTGTATATTCGTCTAACATTTCTTTGTAAAGAAACCATGCATACATATAGTTAGCTCGTGTTTCCATTGCCCATAATGTGCATGGGTGTTTCTGATGCACAGGCTTATACAAACCTCTTTCCTCTGCATAGTCAGGTGCATGATGCCATAGTGCAGTACACAACATCTGTGTTTCTTCTAGTGGCATCTTGACTATGTGTTGGTCGCATAATGATTTTGCAATCTTATGTGGTGTTTCTTCTATAATAAATCTATTCATTTTCAATTTCCTTTATTATCTGATTTATTTTATCCATAGTTTCTTGACCACTTGAGGACATTCTATCGTAATCCCAATTCAAATCGTCTATTAGTTCTAATAATCGTTTTAGTTTACCCATCTTTTATTCCTTTCAATATGTGTGCTATGACATCTATTGTCCAACCATTGCCAAGCATCTTGTATCTTTGAGTGTTGGATACTCCTTGTGTATAATTATCTGGAACTGTCTGTAATCTCTCACACTCAAGAGGTGTAAGTTTACGATACAATTCCTTTTCAACAACCACATTATCTTTGTGAACTGTTGTTAAACAATTAGACTTGTCATCATCTCTAACCTCTAATTGTCTAGTGAATGGTAACTCTAGTTGGTCATCTTTCCTAGTACCATTCTCATCTAACCTACGATTAACAATCCTACCAATCGCAACCTTTGGTTCTCTGTGTCCACCTTGCATAGTCGTAAGTGTTGGCGACTTGCCACTTGGGTGATACACTCGCTTAATAATATCATACCCTTTGATATTTTCAGCCATTCCTACTTGGATAGGTTTCTTTACAAAGGTAGGTATCTGACCTTTCCACATACTAGCAGTAAGACAATGTGCCTTGTCATCATGTATTGTCTTGACCATATCACCTCTACGTTTACCACACCAAGTATTGTTTAGATAGTTTGGTATCTCATGGAAAGGTAAATCTTCTAGTATGTCCTTGATAACAATGCCCTTATCCTCTGTAGGTATCTCAAATGGAATGTTAGTCCAATACAATCTCCTACGATTTTGTGCCGAGAATAAACTACTATTAATCATAATAGGTTTGACACCCATATACTTTGTAATAATATCCTCTGATTCTTTTTTCATAACGACATTCTCAAGTAAGAAATACTTTGGTTTGAGTTTATCTCGTATGCGAACATACTCAAAAAATAATTTACTACGAGGGTCATCAAAGTTTAATCCCTTGCCACTAAAAGAAAACCCTTGACATGGACTACCACCTAGAAGTAAATCAATACTACCTTCTCTATAATTTGGTATTTTTATGTCTTGCACATCTCCTACTTGCATTGTATTAGGAAAGTTCTTTTGTGTTATCTGCATAGCATACTTGTCAATCTCTGATGCATAGTAGTTAGTGTAGGGAATACCTACTCTGTGTAAAGCAAGTTGTCCACACGACATACCATCAAATAAACTTAATACATTCATTGTTTTATCTCCTCTATTATTCATTTATTTATCCCCTTTTTTTAAATCACTAATAAATAAAAATCCACCACCATTACCCTCAGGGTCTTGACTAACTTCGATTAATAAGTCTTTTTCATTAGGTTTTTTAAAGACAAATTGTGGAAAACCATCTTCATCTTCTCCTAAAAATTTCTTAACTGTCCAACCCTCTAATTGTTTATAATAGTCATTCATTTCATTCTCCTTTCTTTTAAATAGGGTTCTCTTAAATCTTCAACACATTCTAATGCTTTAAAAAGCATATCCTTGTCGCCATTCAATGCTTCTTGTATAGCACAATGTATATATTCTAGTCTAGCAAGTGTATTATTCTCACAATACTCTTTTAATATCTGTGTCATTATATAACTCCCACAACAAAATTTTCAGCACAATCCTCTGCATATTCTTCACTATGCCCTTTTAATAATCGTTCTTCGATTATCTTGCCGTCATCAATCATAACGACACCATAAGAATCATTCTTTCTAAAGACAACTGCTTTACGTTTATCATAAGCATTATCCCCATAATACTCATGGTAGATAGTGTGATACTCTTTACCATCAAAGTAAACACTAGGTCTAGCATTGCGATTGATTACTGCTTTTTCTGTTGTAGTTTGTTGAAAGCTATCATTATAATAATCTATTACTTCTTTTACTATATCTAGTAATCTTATATCAGATGTACTATCTTCAATATATACTTCTTCTAATTTATCAATTAGTTCGTGTAATCTGTCATCACTTTTCATTTTTATTCTCCAATCCTAATTCAATATATTTTTCAACATCATCTCCACTGCCTACAATGCCTTTGACAGTTAAATAGGTATCTC